TTAATTAATACATCTCGTTTTGAAAGGCCATTTCATCCTGAATTAGGTTCAGATGTACGTGCTATGTTATTTGAACCAATGACGCCTTTGACAGCTCTTAATCTACAAAGAAAAGTAGCTGAAGTTTTAAATAATTTTGAACCACGTATTAAATTGGTTCAAGTGTTAGCAAGACCTGATTTAGATTTAAATTCATATGATTTAAGAATTTTATTTTATGTAATAGGTACACAAGACCCAATAGAAGTGCAAACATTTTTAGAAAGATTACGTTAATGTCAAACCATAAATTAGAAGTATCAGATTTTGATTTTGATAGTATAAAGGCCAATTTAAAAACATTTTTACAAAATCAATCTGAATTCCAAGATTATAATTTTGAAGGTTCAGGCTTTGCAATTCTATTAGACATACTCGCTTACAATACACATTATCTAGGATTTAATGCCAATATGTTGGCAAATGAAATGTTCCTAGACAGTGCTGACATACGAAAAAATATTGTATCGTTAGCAAAAATGTTAAACTACACACCATCATCAGTAAGAGCTCCTTATGCGGAATTAGATGTCACTGTAAATGACGCCACAGGTTCTAAACTTACAATGCCAAAAGGCACCGTGTTTACATCAACAGTTGAGGGTAAAAGTTTTCAATTTGTTACAAATGAAGAATACACAATTACTCCTACAAATGGAGTTTTTTTATTTAATAATATTGATGTGTACGAAGGCACTCTTGTAACTTTTAGATATACTGTTGATACAAATGATCCTGACCAAAAGTTTACAATACCAAGTGAGTTTGCAGATACAAGAACATTAAAAGTATCAGTTCAAAATAGTGCGATAGATACTGCAACAAATATTTACTCATTGGCAGGTGGTTATAATAATGTAACAGATACATCAAAAGTTTATTTTTTACAAGAAGTAGAAAACGGCCGATTTGAAGTTTATTTTGGTGATGGTGTTTTAGGTGCAAAATTAAATAATGGCAATATTGTAATATTAGAATACATAGTTACAAATATAGAAGAAGCAAACGGCGCTTCTACATTTGAAATTGCTTCGTCTGTTGGTGGTTTTAGTGATATCACGGTTGCAACAGTATCAAATGCACAAGGCGGAGCTTTAGCAGAAACAAAAGAGTCAATTCGTTTTAATGCACCTTTAAGTTATACAGCACAAAACCGTGCCGTTACAACTTCTGATTATGAAACATTAGTGCGTTCAATTTATCCAAATGCTTTAGCCGTAAGTGCTTGGGGTGGCGAAGATGAAGAAACACCGGTATACGGTGTTGTAAAAATTGCAATAAAAGCAAAAAGCGGTTCTACTTTAACAACAAGTGCAAAAAATACTATTGTTCAGGCATTAAAACCATTCAATGTTGCAAGCGTTAGACCTCAAATTATAGATCCTGAAACTACTAAAATTCTTTTAACAACAAATGTAAAATTTAATTCTCGTATTACTTCTAAATCTTCTGCAACAATTAAATCGGACGTTTTAAACACAATACAAAATTATAGTGACGACACATTATCTAAATTTGACGGAGTGTTTAGATATTCTAAAGTGATAGCATTAATTGATAATACCGATCCAAGTATTGTATCGAATATAACAACATTAAAAATTAGAAAAACTTTTACTCCTACAATTAATACTTCAACACGTTATAATATTTACTTTAGAAACGCATTGCTTAATCCAGTTACAGGCTATAATGCTATAAATGGTGGTATTTTAGAATCATCAGGTTTTAAAATTAATGGTGACATAACAAATATATTTTTTTTAGATGATGACGGTGCAGGTAATGTTAGACGATATAAATTGATAGGTGGCATTAGAACATATGCAACTAATACACAAGGTACAATTGATTATACCACTGGCGAAATACAATTAAATTCTTTTAATGTATCTGTAATTGAAAATATAAGAGGCGAAGCCTCAACTGTAATAGAATTAACTGTAAAATCAAATTCAAATGATGTTGTACCTGTTAGAAATCAAATTTTAGAAATAGATGTATCAAATTCATCTGTTACAGTTGAATCAGATACTTTCATAGGCGGTTCATCAGACGCTGGAGTAGGATACACAACTACATCTAGCTATTAATTATGGCTACTTTTAAAGATAAGATATCCAATTTAATTGGTACACAAGTACCTGATTTTGTATTAGAAGATCATCCTAAATTTTTAAAGTTTTTAGAAACTTATTTTACTTTCATGGAAGCTGCCGAGTTGAAAGTTACAAGTGTTCAAACAACAGAAGGCATATTATTAGAAAACGAAACAAATCAGGCAAACGTTTTATTATTAGACGGCTCTCGCATTGAATCAGATATTACACAATTAGATTCTGGCGATAAAATACTTTTAGAAAGTTCATCTTTTGGTAAATTTACAAGAGGTGAAACAATACAAGGTCAAACATCAAAAGCCACATCAACAATATTAACCGAAGATTTAATTAATGGAAGACTGTTTATAATTTCTCAAAATAAATTTATAAAAGGTGAAACAGTATTAGGTTTGACCTCAAACGCAAGTGCAATAATCAATTCATATAGGCCTAATCCTGTAAATAATATACAAGAGCTAGTAAACTTTAGAGATCCAGATAATACGATATCAGATTTTTTAAATAACTTTTTATCAGAATTTTTACAAACAATGCCTGCATCGTTAGATGTTCAGGTTGATAAAAGAAAACTTATAAAAAATATAAAATCTTTATATCAAGTTAAAGGCACAAATGTAGGCCATGAAATATTTTTTAGATTATTATTTGACGAAAGTTCAACAACTTTTTATCCACGTGAACAAATGCTGCGAGTATCAGATGGTAAATTTACTACTGATAAAGTTTTAAGAGCAATAGCAACAGCAGGCAATACGTCTCAACTAATAGCTAGAACAATTACAGGTGGCACTTCAAATGCAACTGCTATTGTAGAAAATGTTACTACTTTTTTAATAGGTACAACTGATGTAACTGAAATGACTTTAAATAATGATACAATAGTAGGTACATTTCAAGTAGGTGAACAAATTACAGGCACAGCTAGTGACACAGATGATTTTTTAATTAAAGCAAATATTACAGGTATACCAACTACAAAAGTAATTACAAATGATGGTGCTTTACATACACCTGCTGAGTCAACAACAATTACTGGCGGCGGCGAAGGTGCTATAATACAAACAAAAACAGTCGGCTCAGGAGGTATTACAGAAATTATAATTGACGATGCTGGTGTAAATTATCAAATTGGTGATGATTTAATATTTACAAATACAGGTACTAACGGTGGCGGAGCTGCAGGTTTTATATCTGTTGTAAATGGCGGTTTTACAGATGAACAAAGTGCGAGTACAACAGAAGATCATATAACTTTAGAAGAGGCAACTACAAGTGGTGATTCTTATTTTGGTGATAAAATTGTACAAGAATCGGGAACAGGAACAGGTGATATTACAGATGTGTTTATATATAATGCTGGTTCATCCTATACTTCTTTGCCAATTGTTTCAATTTCAACATTAACTGGATCAGGTGCAAAATTATTAGCCTTTGGTTCAGAAATAGGCCGAGTAGTAGATTTAAATATAGTTGAATTAGGTATAAAACATCAATTAGCACCTACACCGCCTACTGTAAATTTATTTAAAAATTGTATTACAATAGACATGACAGGTAATTATGTTGCAGGAGAAAATGTAACAATTACTGGCGGTGCTACAGGTATTCTTTTAAACATAGATACTATCAGAAATTTATTGGTTTTAAAAAATGTTGTAGGTTCTGTTTCAGTTGGTAATACTATAACTGGAGTAATCTCTGGTGCAACTTCAATAATAAAAAAATTAGATGGCGCTACAGCAACATTAACAATTGGTGCCGTATCTACAAAAGATGGCCGTTTTATAAACGAAGATGGCTTTATTTCCGAAAATACAATGAATATACAAGATAGTTTATATTACCAAGATTTTTCTTATGTTATAAAAGTTGCACGTTCTATTTCAGATTGGCGAGATGATTTTAAAAAAACAATGCACACAGCAGGTTTTTATTTTGCAGGTCAAGTTGATATTGAATCAAGACTAGATGGTACTATTTCTATACCAATTACTGGTGCTGTATCAGGAATTATAGATGAACCATTATTTAATATTCTTAATACTTTATTTGGTACTATTTTTGGTAGAAGATTAGGTACTGTTGATGACGGCACATCACAACGAGTAAATCCTTTGATAGGTATAAATGCAGATTTAGATGTATCTACAGCTTCGCCTTTTTCAAATTTAACAAGAGATGTCACATTAATAAGAGTACCTATAAAAATAGATTATACTTCACGTGTAAGAGGTATATTTAATTTTACTACAATAGCCCAAGGTTTTGCTTATGGCGGGCCTAGATATTCTACAATTAATAGAGAAGCATTTAGAGCTTTTCAAAGACAACCAGGTACAAATTATACATTAGGTGAATTAAGTAATAATGTAACATTTGGCACAAGATCATCTTTAGATGGTTTAGATAATACGTTATTATTCTGTTCAACTGATTTAGGCCGTGGAATAAAAACAAAACTTTCAATTCCTGCAGAAGTTACACTTGCAACTCCTCAAAACAGCTTTGACAATTCATTTGTAACTTTTGATCAATTAGTTGAAGATGATGGAAGCACATTAATAACTTTTGATGATACGACACCATAAATGATTATAAATATACAAAAAGAATAGATAAATGGCAAAGCAAACAGTCAATATTGGATTTATACCAAACGACGGAACAGGTTCGAATCTCCGAGATGGTGGTTTAATTATAAACAATAACTTTACTGAATTATATACAGCATTAGGTGATGGCACAAACTTGTCTTTTTCATCTCCTATAATTAAATTTGCGGATGATACTTCAACTGTTAGTTCAATAGGTTTAGGTAATACTTTAAAAATTTTAGGCGGTACAGGATTATCTTCTATAATTACAGGCAGTACACTTACTTTAAATATTGATAGTACAGTAGCAACACTTACCGGCGCACAATCACTTACAAATAAAACATTTAATTTAAATGCAAATACACTTACAGGTACAACCACACAATTTAATACAGCGTTAAGTGATGATAATTTTGTAACAGAAACGGCTGCACAAACAATCTTAAACAAAACTTTAACAACACCTAATATAAGTACAATTTTAAATACAGGTACTTTAACTTTACCTACCTCAACAGATACATTAATTGGTAGAACAACAACTGATACTTTAACAAATAAATCAATATCAGGTTCAACAAATACAATTACAAATATTGATAATTCATCAATTACAAATTCAAATGTAAAATTTGCTGACGATACGTCAACTGTATCAACTGTTGATTTAGGATCAGTTTTAACAGTTTTAGGTGGTGAAGCAATTGATACTACAATTTCAGGTAATACAATTTCAATTTCTGGTGAAGACGCCACATCATCAAATAAAGGTGTTGCAAAATTTAACACAGCAAGTTTTACAGTTACAAGTGGTGATGTTACAATTAAATCAGGCGGTGTTACAAATGCACAATTAGCAAATTCTACAATTACTTTAGGTTCAACTTCAACATCATTAGGTGCTACAACATCTTCTGTTGCTGGCCTTTCATTAACAGGTTCAACAAACACGATTGATTTAACAAGTGGCGGAAATAAATTAAGACATAATTTTGCAAATTTCGGTGGTCTGCCAAATGCTACTACGTATGGCGGTATGTTTGCAACAACAAATGGTACAGCAAGAGCTTATTTTGCCGATTCAGGAGGTTGGAATGAAATAATTTCAGAAAACTCTAGTATAAAAGATTTATCAGATGTTGGTCCTACAAATCCAACAAATGGTCAAATTTTATCTTTTAATAGTGCGTTAGGCCGTTATGATCCAATTACATTATCTGCTGGCACTGTTACTTCAGTTATTGCTGGCACAGGACTTTCAGGTGGCACAATTACTACAACAGGTACTATTGCAATAGACTCAACAGTTGCTACATTAACAGGCACGCAAACGTTAACAAATAAAACATTAACTGCTCCTATTATTTCTTCAATTAGCAATACAGGTCTTTTAACTTTGCCTTCATCTACCGACACATTAATTGGTAGAACAACAACAGATACATTAACAAATAAAACTTTAAGTGGTGTTAGCAATACTTTTACAAATATTCCGAATGCTGCTTTGTCAAATTCAGGCTTAACTTTAGGTTCGACAGCATTAACTTTAGGTGGCACATTTGCTTCGCTTTCTAACTTAACACTTAATTTTGCAACCATTAATTCTTCAGGTAATACTATTACAAATATTAAATCTGAAGATTTTGTGGATAAAGTATTACAAACATCAGCTTCAATTGATGTAATAAATTCTGGTTCAGGTGCATATGAATTTAACTCACATTATTCAGGAAGTAATCCTACATTATATTTAAGAGCAGGTCAAACTTATGCTTTAAATTTAGCCGTATCAGGCCATCCATTTCATTTACAAACAGTTTCAGGTGCTTATTCGCCAGGTAATTCATATACAACAGGTTTAACACACGTAGCCACAAACGGTACAGTTACAACAGGTGCTTCAGCACTATTACAAGTAACAGGTACTTTATATATTGAAGTACCATCAAATGCTTCATCATCAATTTACTATGCTTGTCAATTTCATTCAGGTATGGCAGGCAAAATTGTATTAGGTTCAATTTCAGATGGATTTGTAGGTGATGGTGCTA